ATTGGGAAGAACTGTTTTATTCATCTCAACAGCCTTCAGAGCGAGCGAAGCGAAAGGTTTAGCCATCAATGTATGAGTATTGCTAGAGATATTTTTAAATGGTATAAAACAAAATGGACCTCAACGTAATTATCCCCGTGCTTCTGTTCATCCTGCTGTCGCCTGGCGTACTGGTATCCCTCCCCCCTGGATCTGGCCANCTNGTNCAGGTCCTGACGCACGCGGTCGTGTTTGGCGTAGTTTACACGGTTCTTCGCATGGTCTTCCCCCAGTATTATTAGACACTATAAACAAGGAATATGTTACAGTGCTACCTCTAGTTTTTGAACATTCTACTGCGATGTTCGTAGCATTGGCTTGTGTCGTTGTTGGGTCAAAGATTGGTCGCAAGTTTTTGGGCATTGAATACGTTCATTATCCGTCTACGACCCGACCAGTCCTTCTTACAACGCAGAGGAACCCAATAACTGTTAGAACACTAGAGACGGACCAACAAATAATAATACCAAATTCGACTATTTCCATTGTTAATACGAAATGATAAAACGGACTAAACCCTGTCTAGTCAATAAAGACTATGGAGTTCTACTCGCCCTACAATCCTGCCAACCGATTCTTTACGGAGCGTGACATCCACAAGGTATTGCACAAGCACGGATTGCCCAACTACAAAGTCCAAAACCGTAAGATCTTCCAAACTGCAATGGTTCATACAACGTATGTCCGTCGCACTGATTATGCGACTCCTGATGGACGTTCTGCGCAACTCGCGCAGTGTCCTTCTGGTGTTATGCCACTTCAAGACGAATCCTACGAATGTCTAGAGTTTGAAGGTGATTCAGTTCTAGGCGTGTGTGTTGCAACGTATCTCCGTCACAAATACCCTGAGAAGAAACAAGGATTCTTGACAGATGCTCGTAAAACACTCGTCAACAATGAATGTATCGGCGAACTTTCGAAACAGATCGGTCTTGATGCATTCTATGTGATTTCACGACACAATGAAGAATCGGCTGCCATCAATGGTCGAGCCAATACCAAGAAGTTAGGAGATATCTTCGAGGCATTCATTGGTGCTCTTTGGACAGATTGTGGAAATCGATTCAGTGTTGTCTATATCTTTGTAACCTCTGTAATGGAAGCATACATAGATATTGAAGAGGCGATTCATGAAACAACCAACTACAAGGATCTGTTTCAGAAGTACTGTCAACGCGAGTTGAAATGTACTCCGACATACGAGATGCTCGCAAACGATCCAAAGAAGAATGAGATTCAAGTAGCAGTTTGTGATGGAAATGGAAAGCGGTTAGGNTTTGGTGCAGGATCGACACGAAAGAAGGCCGAACAAATCGCATGTCGTAATGCAATGTTATAAGAACGACGATGCAACATAAGCATTGCGTGTTGCGCGCGGGTCGATTTGTGAGACCACCTCTTTACCCCAAGTGTTCTCAATCACTAGATCTAATAGAATAAAGTCGTACAACGGCATGTCGACTTTTCCATTTGACTCTCGAAGATTGGCAAGTGAGTTTGATACTGCATCAAGTTCATCTGGGGTCAGCTCGTTCGCATTTGCCTTCAAAAGCTGTTCATTCGTATACTTCCATCCCGCTGGTGAGAATCCCTTATCCTTTGTAAAATCGTGTTGTACACCCTTCTCGGGCTTGTACGCGGGCGAAGTCATAAAAGCTCTTATCTTACGGATCGCCGCATCGCCTGTTTCCGTTGTTATTCCAACTTCTTGGTTTACCGTTTTTCGAATAAACCCTATAACGTTATCCCAGAACATGCCAGGCTCACTCTTTGCCCACTGTCCAATGCTCTTTGCAGTCGTTATTACCTTGTCACGCATTCCCCGAAGGCGATCCTTTGTTTCGTCCGAGAAGAGTGCACCGCCTCGCAGTTTGCGCTGGGTCTGAAGATGGCCCTTACGGTATCGCTTCAGGGTGCGACCACGCCTCTGAAGAACAGTCTTGGTGCAGATGGCAATGGCAGCAGACTCCTTGTTGGATCCCTTACGTGCACGAACGGTCTTCCGCACTGACTTGACACACTTGTCAAACTTTCTTGTCAGTCGAGTTTTTGCCATTTATATTACGTTATTAATAAATGCCCGAGATGAAGAAGACTGACGAGAGTGATTGGACGAAGATGATTACAAACGAGACCGTCTGTCGATATTTCTATATTATCTTCTTCGTTGTCGCAGTGATGGCGGCATTCGCAGTGGGTATGGATCTATGGCTTATGGTGAAACGTCCTGCCCTCGGGTTTGCGATGCTGCTTCGTTCAGCACCCGTCCTAATCCTGTCGGTGTTGAACTCTCTCTTCTTGTATATCCTCTGTGCGCGGACTCTGCTCAAGTAGATTTTATCCTCTGGAAGTATAAACACAAATGGGTGGTGGTCTTCTTCAGCTCGTCGCCTATGGCGCACAGGATGCATACATTACTGGCAATCCCCACATTACCTTCTGGAAGGTCATGTACAAGCGCCACACCAACTTCGCCATGGAGGCGTTCCGCGTGAACTTTACAGGCTCTCCTCACTATGGACAGCGTGTCGTCGCTGTGGTGAATCGCAATGCTGATCTTATCTGGAAGACGTACGTTGAGATCACATTGCCCGACACGACCACATCTGCGACGGGTGCGGCATACAACGTTCTCTGGACGGCAGGTGGCCAGCGTCGGTTGGGCTACCTCCTGCTCAAGAAGATTGAGCTCGAGATTGGTGGCCAGATCATTGATACGCACTATGGTGAGTGGCTGTATCTCTGGGAGAACCTGACGGCCAACTATGATACCTCTGTGAAGATTGACTCGATGGTTGGCGGGCAGCAGGGTGGTGCGGCCTCAACTCTGGTCTCTTGCAACGGTCGCCCGAGTGTCCTGTATGTGCCTCTCCAGTTCTGGTTCTGCCGCAACCCTGGTCTTGCACTTCCTCTGATTGCTCTTCAGTATCACGAGGTTCGCTTCAACATCACTCTGGGTGCAGCAACGGACCTGGTAAGCCGAGGTAGCTTTACGTCGGTCTCGACTGCGGCGAATGCCCTTCCCCAGCTGAAGGACATGGCCCTGTACATGGACTACATCTACCTCGATGTTGATGAGCGCCGTCGGTTTGCCCAGGAGAGCCACGAGTACCTGATTGACCAGCTTCAGTATGGCCTTCCCCAGACGATCACGACCTCCAGCACTCGCATTGACCTGACCCTCAATCACCCCGTCAAGGAGCTTGTGTGGGTCTTCCAGGATGCTCGCAAGGCCGACTGTGGTTCTGCGACAACTGCGACTCTTGGTTACACGCAGCCCTTCAGCTACGACGACATTGCATCTCGTTGCCGCCTGCAGATCAACGGTCAGGATCGGTTCTCTGAGAGGTATGGTGATTACTTCTGGAAGGTCCAGCCCTACCAGCACCACACGGGTGGTGGCTTCTGGCCCACTCGCAATGAGGTCAACACGGTTATTGGGACGCCCGCACCCGTTACAAGCACGTTCACCCTGAATGCACTCACTAACACCTCGTTCACATATTCGGCGCTGGTTGGTGTTCTCATTCCTGGCATGACGGTAACGGGTGCAGGTATCACTGGCAGTAACGTGATTGCATCTATCACTCCCGCGTCGGCGACGGGCGGCACAGTCGTATTTTGGACTTCCTTCACATCGACTGCAACGAGCTACACCGCAACGACCGTGTACATTGCCGACGACAATGCAATCACATCAACGGGCACCTCTACCTACCAGGCCCAGAACCCCATCAACGTGTACTCCTTTGCGATCCAGCCCGAGGAGCACCAGCCCAGCGGCACTTGCAACTTCTCTCGCATTGATACCTCAACCCTGGTNTTTGANAGCATNCAGGCAGGTGGTGCAGGNTCCTTCCCCAGCAAGGCTTACCCGTATGTCTTCCGCATCTATGGTGTGAACTACAATATTCTGCGCATCATGAGTGGCATGGGTGGTCTTGCGTACAGCAACTAAGTTGTGTCTTCAGCTTCTCCAAATACAAAATAGCATCCATGTGCTCTTCCTGAGCATGTTTGATCCAATCAAGAACAGATAGATCCGTTCTATCGAGATCCGTTCCATACTTTGCCTTTCCCATCTCTGAACGGGCCTTGAACTTTTCGATTACGGCAGTTACGATACTGTCCATTGCGTTTACAGTCATGCTGTGCACTCAATGTATATGGCGTGGGGAAAGCACCTTGTTGTGAATGCTGGTCGTTGTATTCCGACTTCGATTCGTTGTGCAAAAAATATTGAAACCTTCACTCACACATTGGTGAAGCGTATTGACATGGTGGCCTATGGAAAGCCACAGATTATCATGTTTGGGACGGGAAACAAGAAGGGGTATACGCTCATCCAGCTCATTGAGACATCGAACATTTGTGCCCACTTTGTTGAGGAAACAAATGATATGTATCTGGATGTGTTTTCGTGCAAGGACTTTGATCCTCAGGTTGTACGGGATGTTGTTCAGCAGTATTTCGGGCCCGATTCCGTTGAGGCAACGGCTCTGGTTCGTGCAGCTCCTCGCATTGTTTAATCCGTCGGTATAGCAATAATGGGTATACCGAATATTTATTGGTATGTACTTCTGATTGTCATGTTGGAGACGATGGCAATGGGTTGTTTCAAGAAGAGCATTGATAACAGTGCATTCTTCGCGGTAGGTGTTCTCTTCTACGCCGTCATTGGATACCTTCTTCGATTGACAATGAACTCCTCTGGAATGGCCATGACAAATGCACTTTGGTCTGGGTTGTCTGTTTTCGCAACAACTGTTGTAGGCACACTGTTGTTCAAGGAAGTCCTTCATTATCACGATTTTATCGCATTTGCTATGATTGTCGGAGGTGTCATGATCTTAAAGGTTACGGACTAGATCGATCTTTGTAAGTTTTGTATTTGGTGTACAGTTACCAATCCCCCTCGTTTGCTGAACCATAACAGGCACAGGTCCCGATCCCGGGCACTTTGCGTGTTCATATCCCAACGAATGACCCATCTCATGGGAGACCATGTACTGACGATAGCGTTCCAACGGCAACTTGCTTGGTGCTGCACCCTTCATCCATCGATCCGAGTTGAGCCAAATCTCGTTCCCGCCTAGTGTTGCACAAGACAACGTTGAATCGCCACAACCAACCTGCTTGATCGTTTTAGGATGACAGAGTCGAATAAGTTTGCCTTCACCTGGAACAAACTCATTGTACTGTGCCCAGCCATCAGGGTCAGCTAAATAGATAGCAACTTCGGCCTCAAACTTCTTTGGATCGTAGTTGACATCGGGGTCGACTTTGGTCGTATAGAGGACCTTCATTGTATTCAAAACGGAAAGGGTTTTGTTCAGTGGATAGAAAATACCATGTCCTGCAGACTTACAGCCCTTCGCTCTCTTTGTGAACACGGTTGCATTTATCGTGAACAAGTCTTTCACCATCTCCGTTGCACTGAACTCCCAAACACAGCCTCTTGTGTAGCACCGTGTGCACCTAGGTGTCCTTGTACCCTGCCAAAGGTACTGTCACTGCCTCCCCAGCCGAGACCCGCTCTACAGTTACAATGAGGTGCCATAACTGCAAAAAGAAGACTCACCTCGAGTTCAAGTGTCCATGCGAGAATACCTTCTGCATAGCATGTAGGCTTCCAGAGGTTCACAAGTGCACTGCAACGTTTGACCTGACCATTAAGCTCGAGAAGGTGGTCGCTGAGAAGGTCTCGAAGATATAGGAAAAATAGTGATTTGAACCACTTCACAATCACATATTTTTACTGCTTGCCAAGTGCCTTGCGGATGCGTGCAACTGCCGCACGAATGTCCTTCAGGCACCAGTTCTTGTAGCAGATCACTGCAGTCTCCACTGCAATGCTCTTGAAGATCTTCTTCCAGCGAAGAACCTCATTCGCCTCCTTGACTGCTACACGGTTGCGGATTGCCTTCTCGCGAATCTCACGATCCGACCAGTAGGCCTCGACGAGGTAGCGCTGAGGACCTGCACGGATCTTCTCATCCAGTGCAGTCCACTCGAAGATCGCATCGCCATACTTGTCAGGCTCATCGGCCATGTCACAGTACAGCTGGAAGTCGCTCTTCGAGCGAACCACGATCGTGTCACGCTGGACGAACCCGCTCTCCGTCATTACATCGCCCCACTTGGCGGTTCCATTGTAGCTCTGTTGTACGGCGAGCTGCCCTAAGCCGATGATCGTGTCCGATCGGCAGATTGTCTTCCGGGGTCCCGCCGCGGCGGTTGCCCAGTTCACCTTTGTACGTGTGTTGACACCATCACGTGCGGTTACGGACGCAAGCCGGGATACTGTTGAGGTAGCCATGAAGACTGTCTTCCCTGGCACGAACAAATCCGTTTTGAAGAGTTCCTGACCTAGACAGGGTATGAAAATAATCGGCCACAGCTGCCTTTTATTTTCCGAGTTCGTTCACNTCTACTCGCAGTCAGAGTCCTCTGGGTTCAAGCAGTAACAGAGCTTCCGCTTCTTGAGGTTGCGAGGTGCAGGAGGAGGCGGCTCATAGCCCTCGCGGCAGGGAGCCCGTGTGTTGATCCGAGGAGGCGTCTGATACGATGCAGGCGCAAACTCAAGACCAGGCATCCCGTGGTAGGTGCACCACTTCGGATGAGTGCCCGACTCAAAGCACTCCAGACAGGTGTCATGCTCTGGGTTGAAGTCGGAGGATCCGTCCGTCACCTCCAGGAACTCCCTCATCGTGAGGACCGTAGGAGCACGCGTGGCATACCAGTCCTCCATCGCATCGTGCTTTGTCTGAAGCCAGGGAGACGGCCCGTTCGGGTAGAAGTTCAGCGACAGGTTGACCTTGCGAACAACAATGAACTCGTCTGCGTGGACGACGCCGTCCTCGTAGTGCGAAGTCACAGAGAAGTGATCGCCAAACTGATATGCAATCTGGTCCAGTAGCTTGGTGTTCCTGAAGAGAGTATGAAGAGAGACGGGACCACGAGTCTCATACTGACCAAGCTCGTCGTCCATCACCGTCGCGACAGTCCAGTTCCAGCCACGCGACTCTATCCAGCGGTTTCGCATGCGCTCTGCGTGAGTGAAGGATCGCTTCTCATCGTCCGAGAGACGATCATACACCTCATTCCGCTGGACGAGAGACTGCTTGAAGAAGCGGGTGTTGTACGAGAGGATCGGGACGGCGAGGTGAGACTTGTGGTTGACGGTTGCCATCTTGGCACGCAGTTGGGACTCGATGTCCTCCGTGGACATGCGGCTCATGAGATGTTCGAGAGTAACGTCGGCGTACGACTGCAGCTTGTCCGCGCGCATCTCCTGCACACGGGCGTCCCAGCTGGACTTGAGAGACTGAAGAGTAGAAGGATCGAAGAAAGACATTGTAACTGGGGGGATACTCTATGGCTCTCCAACGAACAAATACGTTTTGAAGGGATGAACTCTTCAAAACGTATTCTTGTGGTCCAGGCACTACTAACTTCCCCCCCAGTTACACTATCAGCAATCTACAACTTCACACCTTTCAACAGTCAAAATGCAGTCTTCGCTCAAGCAGGTCATCTACAACGCGTTCATCAAGATTTCGAACGACGGCAGCAACCTCGTGGAGCCTACCGCGGACGAGGCACGGGATGAGTTCGTCGCACGTCTCCTGGCTGAGCTCTTCTCCGAGGGTTCAGCCGTTGAGATTTCCAAGGTCAAGGACACGGACGCAGGGTCTGTGACGACCGAGAAGAAGAAGCGTGGCCCGATGTCTGATGAGGCAAAGGCAGCCATGAAGGCAAAGCGTGACGCCACGATCGCCGCGAAGAAGGCTGCAGAGCCTGCGCCTGCGCCCGAGGTCGAGGTCGAGGTCAAGAAGGTCAAGAAGGTCAAGGAGACCAAGCCCGTCGACTCTGAGGCCAACCTTGCAAAGATCGACGCCACGTGGCGCAAGTATCTCAAGAAGGCCGCAGGTGAGAAGGCGACCAAGGAGATGGAGGCTCAGCTGCTGACCTTCCTGAATGCGATGAACAAGGATGCATTCAATGGCAGCAAGGCTGAGGAGCACGTCAAGATGTTCCTCGAGCCCAAGGACGATGGCAAGGTCGAGACGGACATGGTCGCCGTCGACTTCAAGGGCAAGGAGTACTTCGTGAACCCTGCGAACAACCGAGTGTACGAGGGCGAAGGCGACTACGATGAGGAGGTCGGATGGACCAACTACAAGGCGGTCGGATACATGGGCATGGCGGCCTTTGCAGAGATGGAGATGGACGTCTAAAAACACAAGTCAGAAACGGAATCAGGTAGGCGGAAACTACCTTTTTCCATTAGCCCTGCGGGTTCTTGCAGCAAGGGTCAATCGTCTGTGTTACGACATCGGGTGCAGGAGGAGCCATGAACTCTCCGAGAGTCGAATCGATAGCTGGGTAGGTCTTATTGTCCCGAGCGTTTTGTGCTGCATTGACTTGCGTATATTGGCGGACCAAGGACGTATATGCACCTGCACCGTCCTGTTGACGGATAATCCGAGGAATGGTAACTGTGAACGTCAGTACGAGCAGATTGTAACCAGAGGTATTTTTTGCATATATGGCTGTCGAAAACGTTCCTATTTGACAAGGAGTTCCGTAAATAGTGTTTGTATTTTTGTCAAACGACAATCCAGGTGGAAGTGTGGAAGCTATCACAAAAAAGTAAACAGTGGAAGTATTTATAGGAACAGGGATGCTTGGAGTGTGAACCGCACTTACCTGGATTGGTGTAATGGGTATGTACTGAAATAGATAGAACTCATGTTGAACTGGAGCGGTGAACGTGGGTCCTGGAACGTTTCCCATGATGAAGGTGCTGACAACTGGGTTTGTTTCGCCCGTTGGAACTGCATGTCCTTTGAAGACGGACATAGAGAGAGGTCCAGTCGTTTGGTTTGGAAAATTCTGATATGTATTGCTACTCCATGATCCCGATAGAATATCGGGTTTGTAATACATCTTCGTTATGTATGCACCTGCCCCGATGTCAAATGCATTGTAGAATATATTCCAATTTGATCCGTCGTACATAACAGGTCCAATCTCCAGAGGCGGTTGAGGACATGTAACTGTAAACACTCCAGCAAAAGACGTGTTTACATTCGACCACGTTTGTCCATCCGTTGAATATTTAATCTTAGGCTGAAAGAGTCCCGTTGGCTCTACATCTACACCCGTAGCAA